TCATCGGCGGGGGGGGCGGCGGCGGGGGAGCCGTTCCATCTGGCGTGACAGAAAGTCAGCGACTTTGAAGTCATGCGGCGTGAGGTCAGGCTTTGCATAAAGCTGAATCAGGCGCGCTTCAAGCGTGGATTCCACGCGGTTAAGCGGGGCGGTTTCCTCCCACCCGTCACGCTGTTTCCAGCTCTGCACTGTCGGGCGCTTGACCTGCAGCGTGTCGGCGATTTGTGGCACGGAAAACCCCTGCCAGAACAGCAGGCGCGCCTGTCGTCGTGGGTCGTGCAAAAGGGAGAGGTCAGTCGAAATGGTCATGGTTGCCTCGTGTCAGTGAATACGGGGCAAGGCTAAGGAAATAGCGGGGCATTATCGCTAACCCCCTGTTGTATCAGGGATCGCACGTCTGCAAGCGGTGGCTGATGCGGGGCGGAGTCGGGAAACTACACCCGAACCGAAAACCCAACATCAGGACACCTGAACAATGGCAAAGAAAGTTTCTAAATGGTTTCGCATCGGCGTCGAGGGTGATACCTGCGATGGCCGTGTCATTAACGGCGATGACATTCAGGACATGGCGGATACCTTTGACCCGCGCGTCTACGGTTGCCGTATTAACCTCGAACACATCAAAAGCCTCTGGCCTGACAGTCCGTTTAAACGCTATGGCGACGTGACCGAAGTGAAAGCGGAAATCATCAGTGATGACTCTGCGCTGAACGGCAAAAAAGCGCTGTTTGGCAAGATTGCACCGCTTGATGAACTGATGAGCATGGTGCGTGCCGGTCAGAAGGTTTACACCTCGATGGAAATTCGCCCGAATTTCTCCAACACCGGTAAATGTTATCTCGTTGGTCTTGCTGTGACCGATGACCCGGCAAGCCTTGGCACGGAATATCTTGAGTTCTGCAGCCATGCCGCGCAGAACCCGCTCGCCGGTAAAAAAGACCAGCCGGACGACCTCTTCTCGGTGGCCTCCCTTGCTGAGCTGGAATTCGAGGATGTTCCTGAGACCATGCTCAACTGCCTGACCGACAAGGTCAAATCTATTTTCAGCCGCAAACAGGTCAGCGATGACGCCCGCCTTGCTGATGTGCATGAAGCGGTGACCGCCGTCTCTGAGCAGGTACAGACCAACCTGACCGCCACCGAAACGCGCGTCACTGATCTGGAAACCGCCTTTGCACAGCTAAAGCAGGACGTGACCAGCCAGACCACGCAGAGCGCGCAGGCGCTTAACGCCCTCAAAAGCTCCCTCGATAACACCGAAAGCTATCGCCAGCCTCGCCGCGAGAAATCGAAAGGCGGGACGGGTGACGAGCTGCTTACCAACTGCTGACAGACCTGCCGGGTGCGTGTCGCCTGGCCTGAACCCCCTTTTTTAGAGAAACAGGAATAACAATGCGTAAAGATACCCGCTTTAAATTCAATGCTTACCTGTCCCGCGTGGCGGAGCTGAACGGCGTCGACACCGACGACGTGGCGAAAAAATTCACCGTTGAGCCGTCCGTGACGCAGACCCTGATGACCACCCTGCAGGCGTCATCCGCGTTTCTGACCAAAATCAATATCGTGCCGGTCGACGAGCTGAAAGGCGAAAAGGTCGGGGTTGGCGTCAATGGCACTATTGCGAGCACCACGGACACCGCCGCCGATGACGAGCGTAAGACCGCTGATTTCACTGCGCTCGAATCCAACAAATACGAATGCACACAAATCAACTTTGACTTCCATATTCGTTACAAACAGCTCGACCTGTGGGCGCGTTTCCAGGACTTTCAGACCCGTATCCGTGACGCGATTATCAAGCGTCAGTCGCTCGATTTCATCATGGCAGGTTTCAATGGTATTACCCGTGCGGAGACCTCCAACCGCAAAACGAACCCGATGCTGCAGGATGTCGCGGTGGGCTGGTTGCAGAAATACCGCAATGAAGCTGCCGCGCGTGTGATGTCGAAAGTCACTGATGATGACGGCAAGGTCATTTCCGATGTGATCCGCGTGGGTAAAAACGGTGACTATGAAAACCTCGATGCGCTGGTGATGGATTCGACCACCAACCTGATTGATGAGATTTATCAGGATGACCCGGAGCTCGTCGTTATCACCGGCCGTAAGCTGATGGCGGATAAATATTTCCCGCTGGTTAACAAGGCGCAGGAAAACAGCGAAACGCTGGCCGCTGACATCATCATCAGCCAGAAGCGTATCGGCAACCTGCCTGCTGTGCGTGTGCCGTACTTCCCGGCGAATGCACTGATGGTGACGCGCCTCGATAACCTGTCGATTTACTTCATGGATGATGCACACCGCCGCGCCATTATCGAGGAGCCGAAGAAAGACCGCGTCGAAAACTACGAGTCGATGAATATTGACTATGTGGTCGAGGCTTACGCCGCCGGTTGCCTGATTGAAAACATCAACCTCGGTGACTTCACTGCACCTGCCGCACCGGAAAGCGGGGAATAAGCCATGACGAGTCCCGCAGCGCGTCACATGATGCGGGTCTCGGCCTCTGAAACTGCGCGGCGGGCTGCTGCTCCGCTGCGCAATGCAACTGCCTATGAGCAGATGCTCGTCAAGCTGGCCGCAGACTGTCGCACGTTAAAACAAATCCGCTCCAATGAACGCAAGGCAGACAAAAAGCGTGAGCTGCTGCCGTTCTATCTGCCGTGGGTGTCCGGTGTCCTCAGCGCAGGAAAAGGGGCGCAGGATGACATTGTCATGACCGTCATGCTGTGGCGTCTCGATGCGGATGACATCGCCGGTGCGCTGGAGATTGCCCGCTATGCGATGACCTATGGCCTGACCATGCCGACCGGTAGCCACCGGCGCACCACGCCGTATTTACTGGCCGAAGAGGTCGCCCTGTCAGCGCAGCGCCTGCTCGATGCGAAACAGCCTGTCGGGCTGCAGCTCCTGCTCGACACCATCGCACTGACCGAACGGGCAGACATGCCGGATATCGTGCGCGCAAAGCTGCACAAAATTACCGGCTACGTGCTGCGTGAGGCTGGCCGTCTGACCGACGCGCTGGCGCACCTGCAACGTGCGATCCAGCTGGAGCGGGCTATCGGTGTGAAAAAAGATATTGAACAGCTCGAGCGCGCGCTGAAACCCAAAGCAGAACCCGCACCAAAACAGAATAAACCGCGCACGCGCAAACCTGCCGCGAAACCGGCGGCACGGCGCGGGCGTCCCCCGAAAGCGGCAAAAGCCGCAGGTTAACCGGGCGCTCCCCGAGCCGGGCGGCACGCCGGTCAATGCGGGTATTGATTGCCCTGACTGCGACCGGCGTCCACCGCCCACCCATTACCCGAGGTTGTCATGACGACAGTGATTATTGAGCCAAAAAAAGAGCCGCAGGACGTGCCGGGCGTGAGCGAGCCGGTAATAAAAAACACCTTCTTTTTCCCTGATGTGGATCCGAAGCGTGTGCGCGAGCTGATGCGTCTGGAGCAGACCGTTTCTGCGCTACGCCTGAATGATGCGATTAAAGCCGGTATGGCTGAAACCAATGCGGAGCTTGCTCTGTGGCGGGTTGAGCAGATGGCCGCAGGGCATGACACGCTGGCTGATGTGCCTGCCGATGACATCGATGGCGAAAGCGTGCGCTGTTTCCACTATTTCCGCGCTGTCTGCGCCATGACCAGTGCCACGCTGTTTGAGCGTTATCGCGGCATCGATGCGACGGCGAAAGGCGACCGCAAGGCGGAAGGCACCGAGGCGGTAATCGATGAGCTGTGGCGGGACATGCGCTGGTCTGTGGCGCGTATTCAGGACAAGCCGCGCTGTATTGTCGGGCAAATCTGATGAAGGTCAGGGCGATGCAGGGCGACACCCTCGATGCGATTTGCGCCCGGTATTACGGGCGCACTGAGGGCGTCGTTGAAACGGTGCTGCAGGCGAATCCGGGTCTGTCGGAGCTGGGCGTTATTCTGCCGCACGGCACGACAATAGAACTGCCCGAAACCGACAGCGCCCCGAAAACCGAGACGGTGAATTTATGGGACTGAGTGTGGAAAAAATCACGACGTTTATCGCTTACTGGCTGGCCGTGGGGCTGGCGTATTTCGGGGCAATGTCCCCTGAAAAGCTGGCGCTTTATGTGGGGAGTGCCTGCGCCATTTTTACCGCGCTGACGAATTACTGGTTTAAGCGCAAAACCTACCGCTACCTGACCTCACTCGGACCCGATAAGGGGGCAGCCCGTGAGCTCAATCATTAAACGCTGCAGTGTGGCCGCCGTGCTGGCGCTGGCGGCACTGGTGCCTGACTTTCGTCTGCTTAACACCTCGCCCGAGGGGCTGGCACTGATTGCCGACCTCGAAGGATGTCGCCTGACACCTTACCAGTGCAGCGCGGGAGTGTGGACGTCGGGCATCGGCCACACTGCCGGGGTGGTCCCGAAAGGGGATATTACCGAACAGCGCGCGGCGGAGAATCTCGTTGCCGATGTGCTTAACGTCGAGCAACGGCTCGCGGTCTGCGTGCCGGTGGATATGCCACCGCGCGTCTATGACTCGCTGGTCAGTTTTGCGTTTAACGTCGGAACCGGTGCGGCCTGCAGGTCGACGCTGGTCTCGTTTATCAAACGTCACCAGTGGTGGCAGGCGTGCGACCAGCTCACCCGCTGGGTGTATGTCAACGGCACAAAAAATAAAGGGCTGGAGAACCGCCGTGCACGGGAGCGGGCTTACTGCGTAAAGGGGATGCAATGAAAGTGCTGATGATCCTGCTGGCAGGGTTGCTCGCCGTGGTGCTGTGGCTGCGCCACGATAACGCGAACTTATCCCGGTCTTTTGAGAAAGCGAACCGCGTCGCCAGTGAGCAAAAGATGACGATTGGCATGCTGAAAAATCAACTTGCCGTATCGCAGCGAATCGCCAGGGCGAATGAAGATGCGCAGGTCAGGCTCGGTGATGAGCTGGCCGTTGCCGGTGAACAGGCGGCAAGGCGGGAAGAAACCATAACGAGGCTGATGAATGAAAACGAGACGTTACGCCGCTGGTACAGCGATAAGCTGCCTGATGCTGTGTACCGGTTGCACATCCGAACAGGCTGCGCCTCCGCCGCCCGTTGTTTACAACGCCTGTCCGAAGGTGAGCCTCTGCCCGATGCCGGGAAGCGACCCCGTTACTAACGGTGATCTGAGTGCCGATATTCGCAGGCTTGAGCACGCGCTCACCGCCTGTGCGATTAAGGTCGAAACCATCAAAGACTGTCAGGATAAAATCGATGCAGAAAATGAAAAGCCTGCGCAAAGCGCTGAATGACGCCGTCCCACAGCTCATGAATAACCCCGAGATGATGCGTATCTTTGCCGATGAAGGGAATATCGATGCGCGTCTCGCGGCTTCGCTGTCCCATGAAAAGAAATACACGCTGAATGTGATCGTGTGTGACTTTGTCGGCGACCCCGACCTGATTTTTGTGCCGGTGGCGGCGTGGCTGCGAGAAAACCAGCCGGATATCTGCACGCTCGATGAGGGGCGCAAAAAGGGCTATCGATTCCAGATGGATTTAAATGACGGGGATAATGTTGATATCAGTATCAGCCTGCAACTGACGGAGCGCACCCTTGTCCGGGAGGAAAACGGCGCGTTACACGTCAGCTATGCCCCGGAGCCACCCCTGCCGGAGCCTGTTACACGACCGACTGAGCTTTATATCAATGGCGAACTGGTGAGTAAGTGGGATGAATGAATTTAAGCCTTTTGACGACAAACTTGCGGGGCTTATCGGGGCATTGTCACCGGCGTCTCGCCGTAAGCTGGCCGCTGAAATTGCGAAGGAACTGCGCAAATCGCAGCAGCAACGCATCAAACAGCAAAAAGCACCTGATGGCACGCCGTATCAGGCGCGAAAGCACCAGCCACTCAGGGCGAAAAAAGGGCGAATAAAACGGGCGATGTTCCAGAAGCTGCGAACGAGTCGCTACATGAAAGCCAGTGGTCGCAATGATGCTGTCGTGGTGGAATTTACCCGCAAGGTGCAACGTATTGCGCAGATTCACCAGTTCGGGCTCAAAGACCAACCGAATCCGTCCAGTAAAGACATACAATATCCAGAACGGTGTTTACTTGGATTCAGTGAGGGGGATAAATATTTGATAGAAGAATTAATTATGAACCATCTGAGCTGAATAGTTTTAATTGAATTCATAGTGTTCTCAATGCTTTTAAAAATGAAAGCAAAGTTCAGCTCCAATCAGGAGCTGAACATCTAGTAACTTGAGTGTGGGTTATAACAATATCTTATAACCAAACGTGATAGTCTGTGTTTTTTAAATATTTTTATCTGGTTTTTTCCCATGGGATTTTACCTACACCTTTGCATAGAGAGCAATCTGGACTACCTGCAATGCAATTGGGGCACGGAATCGGCGCAAACAACTGTTCTCCTAACGATTCGGAATGTACTTTAGATAACGAACCCATACCATAGCATGCATCGCAATTTGATTTAAATATGGATCCGCTCCCACCACAACGTTGACAGGTTGTCCTTGAAATCTCGTATAATTGGTCATCAAGTTGAGCGCATATTTTCTTTTTTTCTGAGGCTAAGGCTTGGTATAAAGCCGTTTGCCATGAGTTGATATGCAGTCTTGCATGAGAATTAGCCTCGCTTTCAAGTATTTTTATTAATACTTCTAATCCATTGTTATAAAGGACATCATCAAAATAATATTTGCGACTTGCAATTTCATTTGCGGCTTCAATAGAATATCTTAGTGCTAATTTAAAACTATCGAAGTGAGATTTCACTCGAGCCTTAGATGTATCCGTCCAATATTTAGGTGGGTGAACAAAGTATCTGGCAGTTAATGTTTTTTCATCAACTATCTCAGCAAACAACCACTGTTCAGAAATGAAATTCCCATGATCGAAATAGGGATGTAAGCACTGTTCATTAGCGTTTGTAGCAAGGCTTGTTCCCTTGCCAGTATTACAGTCTTTGCAAGAAGGAACTAGATTTTCAGGTGTCACTGATAATTGAGGATAAGAATTTTTTGGAAGGTAGTGGTCTAATGTGGATGCAAATCCAACTCCACAAAAAGGGCACCTTCCAATGGGGGCTTGCGATAGGATTTCATCGTATATATTCCTAGCTGGTTTTCCCTTTCCAACCATTTGGGAGGTATATACTAACTTAAGCTCTCTCTTTGTTACTCGACCGTGAACATGATCATCATTTTCACATTCATTTGCTGGTATAGTATGGAGGTTTTCGCTTAGGCCTTTTTCATGATAATCACAAGCAGCGATGAATATAAAATTTATAACTTGTTCAAGACGAGCGCGCAAGTTACTGTCATTAATGCTAGATATACATGTCTCGTATACCTTTCTGGAATCAAGGTTTAAGGGAGTAATGGCTCTCATTCTTTGTTACCTAAGTTAAGGTCTCTATTCATTATCATAGAACGCAAAATAGCCTTTCCCTCAAATCCTAATTGATGCTGGTATTCTTCTTCTATATCTTCGTATGTTTTACCCTGCAATACTGATTTGGATAGTAATTCATGATACCCTGATTTGCTGACTTCCAGACCAAAAACCTCTCTTGTTAAAACTCCAACGTTTTCCGCAAAAGTTTCATTTTCTGGCTTGTTCACACTTGCGATTAACCTAGTTCTTCTTAAAATAGATACGCAGGTTTTAGGTACTTCTTGAAGTATGACTGGAGAATGAGTGGCGATTATAGCTACGCCATTTCTATTATTCAAAAGCTCTGATAAGGCCCGGGTAAAAGCTGAAAGGAGTGGTGGATGAAGATGGCTTTCTGGTTCATCCAATAATACTAAAGTTTTTTCCTCGACGGTTTCTATTAATTTTGTGATCGTTAGGATGACAATAGCATGACCTGAACTCATTCTTTCGAAAATAAAACCCGCTGCTTGCGAAAATTTAGATTTTTCAGTGGATGAATCTTCGTTAAAAACCTGAATTAACTGGAGTAAATCCATTTCGGCAAAATTATGATCTGATTCTAATTTGTTTACCGCTTGTCCCCATCTTTCTTTTTTAGCAGATAAAGTTAAGCAGAGTCCCAGGCTAGTGATGAAATCATCACGTAGATCATATTTATCCTTTAACCTCAACCTTGCCTGATTTTTGTCTAAACAAGATTGCTTTAATCCCACATAATAATATTTTAGACCTAAATTTTGGTCACGTTGATCCTTTGGAGGAGTGAATGGGTCGAAAGCACTAAATGATACCGAGACTAACCCAGAGAAGTATCCATTGCTAAGTTTTGAGGATAAACCCCAGAAGGTAGTATGTGAGAAGTTTCCTGTCACATTCTCATAACTTCTCCCCGGTATCAACGCATCAACCATGTCATTAAGTAATGTTGTCTTACCTACTCCATTACGTCCAATTAACACATGTATGTTCGTAGTCGGTTTCTGGTTGGGGTCTACATGAAAATCGATGCTAAACCCAGAATATCGATCACTCGATGGCTTTTCATAGCGGAAATGATATTCAGTAAGTGGGCTTTCTCTTCTTAATATGCGCTGAAACTGAGACTCTATGGTTGAAATAGATATGGATCGTAATAAAGATGCTGTAAATACGTCATCAGTTTTAGCCGTTTCAAGACGTTTTGGTATAAATGCAATATCGCCAAGAGAAGTTAATAAATCATGAATGAAATCATTTGGAAAATTATCGACAAGATTTTTATAATAATCTGCATCTTGCCCAAGTGAGTAAAATTTTTCTGGCAATAAATTAAAGTCATTATCTAAAAAATCCTTGGTCCAGCCATTTTGTTGACCAGAGAATCCAATTTTTACATTGCCAATTTTATATCCATTCCCATTCTTATCTCGAATTTCTAGCAAAAATAATGTTTTATATCCAAAGTCGTCCCAATTGTCAGGGTGAAGATAGATAACATCTGTAGATAAATGTCCATAAGTCTTATGGTTGAATAGTTTAAATGATAAGGGCATAGAGCCTCCTAATTTTCGTTTTATTTGGATGATTCGCTGAGCCGATAATTTCCCATTATGTTTCAAAAGATAGCACTAACTGAACTCATTACAATTCAGAGTAACACTTTAAGTATCCCGGGAAACCTCAATTTTATCAGAGATTCTAAGTCCGATTCTTTTACACATCAATATAAAAGTACGCATAGGGTCTGATGTTAATGCTAAAGATTAATATTCTTGTATCTCATCAGATTGGACCAAACTACAGTGTGAAGTGAAAATCATGAGGTCCAAAGCGCTTTGAACGCCGGAGATGTTTTAACAATTCGGTTTGCCTGGATGAACAAGCATTTGGACATTGCTGATATATCTTGTTGTTTCATCTCTCATAAAACCCTGCTCGATTGCTGCTGGCCTTGCCCAGCGGCATCCTTTCCCCATGAATACTTTAAATTCCATTCAGGATATCGCCCGCGCGATCCGTAACCTTATCCGCACTGGTATTGTGACTGCAGTCAATCCCGATGCGGGGCTCTGTCGTGTCCAGACCGGCGGGATGCAAACCACCTGGTTAAACTGGCTGACCTGCCGAGCCGGTCGCTCGCGTGTCTGGTGGGCTCCCTCGGTTGGCGAGCAGGTGCTGATTCTTGCCATTGGCGGCGAGCTCGATACCGCCTTTGTGCTGCCCGGTATTTTCTCTGATGACCATCCCGCGCCGTCGGCCTCGCCTGATGCCTTTCACGTTTCCTTTCCTGACGGGGCGGTTATCGAGTACGAACCCGAGAGCGGGGCGCTCACGGTAAGCGGTATTAAAACCGCTGACGTCACCGCGTCGGACTCCATTACCGCAACTGTGCCGCTGGTACTGGTCAAAGCGTCCACCCGTATCACGCTCGATACCCCCGAGGTGGTCTGCACCAACAAACTGACCACGGCCACGCTTGAGGTGCAAAAGGGCGGGAAGATGAGCGGCGACATCGAGCACGGCGGCGGTACGTTCAAATCCAACGGCGTACAGGTGGATGACCATGACCACGGCGGAGTGAAACGGGGCGATGACAGAACGGTGGGGACAAAATGACGACGAGCTATCTGGGAATGAACCGTCATACCGGGCTCAGTATTTCTGAAGTTGAGCATATCAGGCAGAGCGTGCGCGACATTCTTGTCACGCCGGTTGGCTCGCGTGTTATGCGTCGTGATTACGGCTCACTGATGTTGGCATTGGTGGACCAGCCGCAGACTCCGGCACTGCGCCTGCAGATTATGGCCGCGTGCTATTCCGCGATCCAGAAGTGGGAGCCGCGCATCAGCCTGACGACCATCACCTTTGAACGCGGGGAGAATGACGGCGCGATGTATGTCGATATCACCGGCACGCGGTCAGCGTCAGGCCAGCCCTTTTCTATCACCATTCCACTGAGTTAAACACTATGGCTATTGTTGACCTGAGCCTGCTCGCTGCGCCTGATGTGGTGGATGAGCTGGACTATGAAACCATTCTGGCAGAACGAAAAGCGACGCTTGTCTCACTGTATCCCGAGGAAAAACAGGAGGCGGTTGCGCGCACGCTGACGCTTGAATCGGAGCCGATGGTTAAGTTACTGCAGGAGAACGCTTACCGGGAGGTTATCTGGCGTCAGCGCGTGAATGAATCGGCGCGCGCGGTCATGCTGGCGTATGCCGCCGGTAATGACCTCGATAATATCGGCGCAAATTTCAGCGTCAGGCGTCTTGTTATCACGCCTGCCGATGAGACCACGCTGCCGCCCACACCTGCCGTTATGGAGTCGGACACCGATTACCGTCTGCGTATTCAGCAGGCGTTTGAAGGAATGAGCGTGGCCGGGTCTGTCGGCGCTTATCAGTTCCATGGTCGCAGCGCTGACGGACGGGTCGCAGATATCTCAGTAACCAGCCCGTCACCCGCCTGTGTGACGATTTCTGTGCTGTCGCGTGAAAACAACGGCGTCGCCTCTGATGAGCTGCTCGCCGTGGTACGTAACGCACTTAACGCCGAAGATGTCAGGCCGGTCGCAGACCGTGTGACGGTACAGTCAGCCGACATTGTTGACTACCAGATAACCGCCTCGCTTTATCTCTATCCCGGTCCCGAGAGTGAACCCATTCGCGCCGCTGCCGTGGAAAAGCTGGAGGGCTATATCAGTGCGCAGCACCGCCTCGGGCGTGACATTCGCCTGTCTGCCATTTATGCCGCGCTGCATGTCGAGGGTGTCCAGCGTGTGGAGCTGGCCGCACCGGTGGCTGACCTCGTGCTCAGCAGTGCGCAGGCGTCATTTTGCACTGATTACAGCATTGTGATCGGGGGCTCGGATGAGTGATACCCGTCTGCTGCCGGTGGGCTCGTCACCGCTTGAGGTGGCGGCGGCGCGTGCCTGCGCGGATATCGAAAACACCCCCGTCCCACTGCGTCGTCTGTGGAGCCCTGACACCTGCCCGGCAAATTTGCTGCCGTGGCTGGCGTGGGCGTTTTCTGTCGACCGCTGGGATGAGAACTGGCCGGAGGAAACGAAGCGCGCGGTCATCCGTGATGCGTACTTTATTCACTGTCACAAAGGCACTATCGGTGCTGTTCGTCGGGTGGTGGAGCCACTCGGTTATGTCATCAACGTCACGGAATGGTGGGAGACCAGCGACCCGCCCGGCACATTCCGGCTTGATATCGGTGTGCTGGAAAGCGGTATTTCTGAGGAAATGTATTTTGAAATGGAGCGCCTGATTGCGGATGCGAAACCTGCCAGCCGTCACCTGATTGGCCTGAATATTATCCAGGACATTCCCGGTCATATGTATGTCGGTGGTGTGGTGTATGACGGCGACATTATTACGGTTTATCCCGGATGAGTGAGGAATAATGAGCACGAAATTTAAAACAATCATTACCACTGCCGGAGCTGCAAAACTGGCGGCGGCCACGGTGCCGGGAGGTAAAAAGGTGAACTTTACCGCGATGGCCATCGGGGATGGCGGTGGCGTACTGCCGGAGCCGAACGTCGGGCAGGTAAAGCTCATCAATGAAGTCTGGCGTCATGCGCTGAATAAAATCAGCCAGGACAACAAAAATAAAAACTATATCGTTGCGGAGCTGGTCATTCCTCCCGAGGTGGGCGGCTTCTGGATGCGTGAGCTGGGTCTGTATGATGACGCAGGCACGCTGATAGCCATTGCCAATATGGCAGAGAGCTACAAGCCGGAGCTGGCGGAGGGCTCGGGGCGTGCGCAGACCTGTCGCATGGTGATTATTGTCAGCAGTATCGCCTCCGTAGAGCTGTCCATTGACGCGACAACGGTCATGGCGACGCAGGATTATGTCGACGACAAACTGGCAGAGCATGAGCAGTCCCGCCGCCATCCTGACGGCACGCTGAAAGAAAAAGGCTTTGTGCAACTCAGCAGCGCCACCGACAGCACGTCTGAGAGCCTCGCAGCGACGCCAAAGGCAGTTAAGGCGGCGTATGACCTTGCCAGTGGTAAATATACGGCTCAGGACGCGAGCACAGCGCAGAAGGGTCTGGTGCAGCTCAGCAGCGCGACCGACAGCACGTCTGAGGCGCTCGCCGCGACGCCGAAAGCGGTTAAGGCGGCGTATGACCTTGCTAATGGTAAATATACGGCTCAGGAGGCGAGCACGGCGCAGAAAGGTCTGGTGAAACTCAGCAGCGCCACCGACAGCACATCTGAGACCCTCGCCGCGACACCGAAAGCGGTTAAGGCGGCGAATGATAATGCGAATGGTCGCGTCCCGTCTGAGCGAAAAGTTAACGGACATTCGCTGGCCGGTGATATCAGCGTCACGTCACAGGATATTTTTGACGGTCAGTGCATTGAGCTTGGTGTTGACCAGAATCTGGATAATTACCAGACGCCGGGTCTGTATTTTCAGCCCGCAAATGCCAATACCAGTGCTGCGCTGCATTACCCGGAAAATAACGCCGGTTCGCTGATGGTGTTAAAGGGCGCAGGGATAACGCAGGTTTATCGCGTGTACAGCAGTTCCCGAAGCTATTCGCGGAGCAAATATTCCACGCAGCCGTGGACGACGTGGACACCCGATGATGCTTTTCCTGTCGGCGCGCCGATCCCGTGGCCCTCCCATACCCTTCCGCCCGCTCACGCCTTAATGCAGGGACAACCGTTTGATAAATCAGTCTATCCGTTGCTGGCTGTGGCGTATCCCTCCGGCGTTATTCCAGATATGCGCGGCCAGACGATTAAGGGCAGGCCTGATGGCCGTGCGGTTTTGTCTCAGGAGCTGGACGGCATTAAGTCACACGACCACGGTGCAACGGTCGCAAGCACCGACCTCGGAAACCGGGACACCACCGGATTTGATTACGGAACCAAACCGGTATCGGTCTTTGACTATGGCACGAAATCCACAACCGGCGCGGGCGCACACAACCACCCGATTTCCGGGCGAACGCAGTTCGGTCAGGCGGGGGATGTTGTTGCCATGTCCAATACCGGCTCTGACAGGACAAACTGGGGGGCTGTTGGTGGCGTCGGCGACCACGCTCACGCCGTCGGCATTGGTGCGCATGATCACGTTGTGGGGATAGGGGCGCATGCTCACTCTGTCTACATCGGTGCGCACAGTCACGGTGTGACCGTTTCGCCCTCGGGTCAGGCTGAAAACACCGTAAAAAACACCGCATTTAATTATTTAGTGAGGCTTGCATAATGGCTTTTAAAATGACCAGCACCAACCGGGTTATTACGATTTACAACCTGTCATCTGCCACGAATGAGTTTATCGGTAAAGGGGATGGTTTTATTCCGGCCAATACGGGCTTGCCTGCCTACAGCACCGATATTGCGCCCCCAAAAGTAACGGCGGGTTTTGTGGCTGTTTTCGATGCTCAGGCTAATAAATGGTCGCGGGTGGAAGACCACCGCGGGACAACCGTTTATGACATCAGCACCGGCAAGCCCGCTGTTATTGAAAAGCTGGGTGCTCTGCCTGATAACGTTGTGTCGGTTGCACCTGACGGGGAGTATGTAAAATGGGATGGCGCTAAGTGGATCCACGATGCCGAAGTGGAAAAAACATTTCGTCAGGGGCAGGCGGCGCAGGAAAAAGCAAACCTGCTGATGATTGCAACATCGGCGATTGCCCCGCTGCAGGATGCCGTTGATCTGGATATGGCAACGGAAGACGAAGCGGCTGCGCTTAATGAATGGAAAAAGTATCGCGTAATGCTCAACAGGGTCAAACCCGAAGATGCCCCCGATATCACATGGCCGGAACTGCCCGCATAACCGGCATCACTCAGGCGGGCGGTTGCCCGCGCTTTACTGCTCCCCGGTTGTGTCAGACCTTATCCAACCCTGACAAATAGCCCGCCATCACCACACAACAGAAAATACACTCACCCTTAACCACGGAGTTAAACGGATGAGTGATTTTCATCATGGCGTAGAGGTCATCGAAATTAACGATGGCGTGCGCACCATTTCCACCGTCTCAACGGCCATCATCGGCATGGTCTGCACGGCCAGTGATGCTGACGAAAAGACATTTCCCCTCAATGAGCCGGTGCTCATTACTAACGTGCAAAGCGCTATCGGCAAGGCGGGCAAAAAGGGGACGCTGTCGACATCCCTGCAGGCCATCGCTGACCAGTGCAAACCGGTCATTGTGGCCGTGCGCGTGGCCGAAGGCGCAGAAGACCCGGATGACCCGGAGGCCGGGAAGAAACAAACCATTTCCAACATCATCGGCACGACCGACGAAAACGGCAAATACACCGGCCTGAAAGCGCTGCTGACGGCGCAGACCGTCACCGGCGTGAAGCCGCGCATTCTCGGTGTGCCGGGTCTGGAGCCGCAGGAAGTGGCGACGGCGCTCGCGTCCACCTGCCAGAGCCTGCGCGCCTTTGGCTATGTCAGTGCGTGGGGCTGCAAAACCATTTCTGACGCCATTAACTACCGCGAGAATTTCAGCCAGCGTGAGCTGATGGTTATCTTCCCTGATTTTCTGGCATGGGACACCACGGCGAATGAGACTGCGACAGCCTGGGCAACGGCGCGCGCGCTCGGTCTGCGCGCCAAAATTGACCAGACCGTCGGCTGGCATAAAACCCTGTCAAACGTCGGCGTGAATGGCGTCACCGGCGTCAGCGCCTCTGTGTCGTGGGATTTGCAGGAACCCGCGACCGACGCCAACCTGCTTAACAAAGCTGGTGTTACGACGCTTATCCGCAATGACGGTTTCAAGTTTTGGGGAAACCGCACCTGCTCGGATGACCCGCTTTTCCTGTATGAGAACTACACCCGCACCGCGCAGGTACTGGCCGACACGATGGCGGAGGCGCACGCGTGGGCGATGGATAAACCCATTACCCCGACCCTCATTCGTGACATCGTGTCGGGCATCAATGCCAAATTCCGCGAGCTGAAAAACAACGGATATATCGTTGACGGCTCCTGCTGGTATGACCCGGAGTCGAACGAGACCGCGACCCTCAAAGTCGGGAAGCTGTATATCGATTACGACTACACCCCCGTCCCGCCGCTGGAGAACCTGACCCTGCGCCAGCGCATCACCGATACCTATCTGGCGAACCTGTCAGACTCGGTCAACAGCTAAGGAGCTCAGAGCATGGCGTTACCCCGCAAACTTAAATATCTGAATATGTTCAACGATGGCCTCAGCTACATGGGCGTCGTTGAGTCCGTCACCCTGCCAAAGCTGACCCGTAAGCTGGAGAAATATCGCGGCGGCGGGATGCCGGGCGCGGTATCGATTGACCTCGGACTCGATGACGACGCGCTGTCGCTGGAATGGACGCTCGGCGGTCTGCCTGACGTTGAACTGTGGGCGCAGTATGCCTCGCCGGGGGCTGACAGTGTGCCGCTGCGCTTTACCGGCTCTTTCCAGCGTGATGACACCGGCGCGATTTCTGCCGTCGAGGTGGTGATGCGTGGCCGTCACAAAGAATATGACGGCGGTGAGAATAAGCAGGGCGAAAGCGGCACGACCAAAATGTCGACCGAGTGCGCCTATTACCAGCTCACGATTGATGGCCGCGAAGTCATCGAGATTGACGTCGTTAACATGGTGCTGAAAGTCGACGGCGTCGACCGTCTGGCGGAGCACCGCCGGGCGATTGGCCTGTAATCCCTTACCCGGTCAGTGAGGCTGGCCGGTCACTTTTCCTGATGAGCATACCCATGAAAAATATCAATGAAACTGCCGTTGCTGACACTGAAACCGTCAATCCGAATGTGGTGATTTTTGACACGCCGCTGATGCGCGGTGAGCAGAAAATTGAGCAGGTCACGCTGACCAAACCGAATGCCGGAACCCTGCGCGGGGTGTCGCTGGCCTCGCTGGCGAATTCTGACGTTGATGCGCTGATTAAAGTGCTGCCACGCATGACGTATCCCGCCCTGACCGAGCACGAGGTCACGCGTCTCGATGCGTCTGACCTGATTTCGCTGGCCGGGAAGGTGGTCGGTTTTTTGTCGCCTGCTTCGGGTCGCTGACCTTTCCGAAAAACCTGTCTGTCGATGACCTGATGGCGGATATCGCGGTGATTTTCCACTGGCCGCCATCAGAGTTACATTCCCTGAGCATGACCGAGCTCCTGACATGGCGCGACAAGGCGCTGCAACGAAGCGGAAACCATCATGAGCAATAACGTCAGAATCGAGGTGCTGCTGAATGCCGTCGACCGGGCGAGCCGCCCGCTCAAAGCGATTCAGAACGCCAGTAAATCCCTGTCCGGTGATATCCGCACGTCACAGAAAAGCCTGCGCGAGCTGAATGCGCAGGCATCCCGTATCGACGGATTCCGCAAAGCCAGCGCACAGCTTGCCGTGACCGGTCACGCGCTTGATAAAGCGAAACAGGAAGCCGAAGCACTCGCCACGCAGTTTAAAAATACGGAGCGCCCGACGCGTGCACAGGCGCAGGTGCTTGAATCCGCGAAGCGTGCCGCCGAAGGGCTGCAGACGAAATACAACAGCCTCACGGAGTCGGTAAAGCGCCAGCAGCGCGAGCTCGGTGCGGTGGGGATTAATACCCGTAATCTGGCAAATGATGAGCGGGGGCTTAAATCCCGCATCGCTGAAACCACCGCGCAGCTTAACCGTCAGCGCGAGGCACTGGCGAAAGTCAGCGCACAGCAGGCGAAGTTAAGCCGGGTGAAAGAACGGTATCAGGCCGGTAAATCACTGGCCGGTAACGCGGCGGCGGCGGGCGCTGCCGGTGTCGGCATTGCGACGGCGGGAACGATGGCCGGGGTTAAACTGCTGACGCCGGGCTATGAATTTGCGCAGAAGAACTCAGAGCTGCAGGCGGTGCTCGGTGTCGATAAACAGTCACCCGAAATGCAGGCGCTGCGCAAACAGGCGCGCCAGCTCGGGGACAATACGGCGGCCTCTGCTGATGATGCGGCGGGGGCGCAGATTATTATCGCCAAAAGCGGCGGGGATGCGGCGGCGATTCAGGCGGCGACGCCGGTCACGCTGAATATGGCGCTGTCCAACAAGCGCACGATGGAAGAGAACGCCGCGCTGCTGACCGGGATGAAATCAGCGTTTCAGCTTTCAAACGACAAGGTCGCGCATATTGGTGATGTTCTCTCGATGACGATGAACAAAACCGCCGCCGACTTTGACGGGATGAGCGATGCGCTGACCTATGCCGCGCCGGTGGCGAAAAATGCCGGGGGGAGTATTGAGGAAACCGCCGCGATGGTGGGGGCGCTGCACGATTCAAAAATCACCGGATCGATGGCGGGAACGGGAAGCCGTGCTGTCATGAGTCGCCTGCAGGCACCGACCGGCAAAGCCTATGACGCCATCAAAGAGCTCGGGGTGAAAACCTCCGACAGCAAGGGCAACACGCGCCCGATATTTTCCATCCTGAAAGAAATGCAGCGCAGTTTTGATAAAAATAATCTCGGGACGGGTCAGCGCGCCGAATACATGAAAACCATTTTCGGGGAGGAAGCCAGCTCGGCGGGCGCCGGGGGCACC